TATTTAAAAAGCAAGCTCGTCTGTCCAAAACAAAAGAAAAATATATAGATGTTTTGTTAGCTATGAATGTACTACCTCAATGTAATGAACCTATGGCAAGAATGACTTTAGAAGCCTATTGGGTGTACTATACAGAGCTATCAGATAGTGAAAGAAGAATGAGAGATGTAACTCGTTTTGTGCATGGTTATGTAAGCAAGAATATCCAAGATAAATTATTTTCTTGACAGGTTTTTTCTCGTTTGTATAATCAGCCTTGCTGTTCCTAGCAAATCCGTATGGCAACGAGCAAAACATAGTTTATGTATCTTAGCTTAGATGAATGTAAACTATAAAAATTAAAAAAAATATTAGAGTTTGTAATATAGTATAACTGTTAACATATATATGCACTGCTATAGCAGTGCATAGATAGAGATAGAATCTTTTTTTTTATTGACCAAAGCTAACAACGTCTCTTTTTAAAACATTTTCTATTTTTATATATTTAATTGGTTGCTCACTAGGAAACATTTTTTTACTTAAAAGTCCCTTATCTACCAATTCATTAATTGCCGTATATAAACTATGGTTCCCATATCCATATTGAAATCTCAACTTAGAAACTATTTTATTGTTACTTGTACTTTCTATTTGTGCAGAAAAATAACTATTCCCATTTATTTTATCACGCCATTCTTTTGCTATTACTAAATATTTTGTCATGTTTCTCTCCTATTTCTCGTCTTGTTTTATATATTTAATTCACTAAGATTATCTAAACCTAGCTCATCTGCTATTATGTATCTAATCTCAGTGTAACAATCATCACAAAGTAATTTCTCTGATATGTTGTTTTTCATATCCTCTTTATTGCCATGATTTGATTTACATTTATCGCATTTAACTTGCATCTTTCTCTCCTATTTTTCGTCTTGATATATTCTATTCGTTAAAATAGAAACTGTTTTACTTATTGGTCTTTGTCCTGACTCGTAATAACTTATCATTCTTATTGTTATTCCAAGTAAATTTGCGAACTCGTTTTGTGTATATTGTAATCGAGTTCTGATAGTTTTAAATTGCTCTTTCGTCATTTGCATGGTATTTTCTCCTTACCTTTGCTAGGTTAGGGCGTTGCATCTGTCATGTATGCAACGCCTTTTATTTTCTACTCGTAATAATCCTTAGTGCTTATATTAAATTCATGTCTTATTTTCCACATAGCACTATTCATTTCCCTTATATCTGACAAATAAATATCTTCCATATCTCTAATATTTCCTAAGACAGTTACTAAAGATTGATGAGCTAAGTTAATAGCTTCTCTTTGCTCAGAAGATAAAGCCTTTAATCCTTTCTTTCTGTTGCTTAAAATCTTTTCTTGTTCTAGTTCCCAATCTGTTTTTTTAGTCATGTTATTTCTCCATATCTATATAAGTTGGTTCGATTTGATAGGTAGTAATTTGGCAATCGTCACCATATTCAGTACCCATAAACTCAATATCTTTATCATTGTGATGCTCAATATAATCGTGTTGCTCTACACAAAGACCCTCTATTTCTTCCTTTGTTAGCTTTTTGTTTGAGGTAATCTCCCAACGCCTAACGTCAACAGATTGTTCTTCATGTATGTATTTATATTTCTTTGTCATGTTATTGTCTTTCTCTTTTGCTAGTTATGGCATTAGTGCCGTTTTAAGCCTGTTACAGGCTTGTTAATGTATAAGCTGGTACAAAACCAGCCTATACAATTCTTTGTTAGCTAAATATTATTAGTATGAATATTGCATAGCCAAATATAGTGAATAAAAATAATAATTCTATTAAGCTAGTTGCTATTAATTTAAATATGTTTTTCATTTAGAATTGTTCCTTTAAAAAGTTTTCTATTGTTTCTGTGTTGGCTTTGTTTCTTAAAAGCTCTCTTAGTTCTTCACTTTCTAAAGCAATATCAACATCTATTAGATACTTGCCACACAGTGCATAAAAATCAAATTTAGTCATAATTAACACCATCACATAACCAATTATAATTTCTTGTTTGTTGAGGACTTGCATAAAGTTTCTTAAATGTGTTGCAAGTTCTATCATAGCCATATGAAACAAGACATTCTTTGAAATGCTTTCTTGTAATGTTTCTTTTTGTCTTTGTGTCGATTAATTGTACTGGATAATTCTTTTTAATTACCTTGTCATAAATAACTAACCAGCCTTTGTAATAATCTGTTTCAAAATTATCACTTGTCATAATATCATTGTAAGTCATGTTATAGCCTTTCTTTGTTGCTAGGTTTGAGCCTTGTAGCTCTCGCTAGTCTGGACAAGCCAGACTAACAAGAGTAACAAGGTTAAATATTATTTGCAGTGTTGTAGCCTATTACAAAGCCAATCATTTCTTGGCTAGAGTTAAAGCGTTTTAAATCTGTGCCATATTGACAGTATCCAACATTGATAGAATATTTATTAAAACAAATACTTTCTTTTTGTATGCTTTTAATATCAATGTGACCAAAGCCATTTTTCATAACGTGCTTAGTAAATTTATAACATTGATTAGCGTAATAATATTTATTAGCACATGATAACCTTATATTTATATTTTGTTTGTTTCTTTTAAATTGTAAGTCATTTCTTTCTTGTAATAACTTGCTACTGTCAAATTTTGTAAAGTCTCTGTTGTTTTTAAAGAATGTGTCTATTTCTGTTAGTCTGTTTTCTATTTTTGTCATGTTGTTCATTGTCTTTACCTTTCTAGTTGTTAATATTAATTAATGGATAGTATAAAGCTATTACAGTTATTAAACTGCTAATCATTAGCAATGTAAAATATAGACCAACGTAACCAATAGTCATTAGATAAAAGCTAATTGGTAATATTAGTATAAATTGAAACAATGCTATTAATAAGAATGTTTGGTATTTCATAATGTAACCTTTTGCTAGTTGTTAATATATATAATGATATAGAAATAATTTCTATATGCAACAAAAAAGAAACAAATAAAAACAATGACTTAGCAAATTAATTTTAACAGCAATTATTTATAACAGTAAAAATATTATTGATTGTAATAGTAATATGGTTTATTGATTGCATATAAAAGGGAGCAATGATTTACGTTTTAATATACACTGAGTTAAGACAATCTCATACGGCAAATAAAGAAACATGAACCAGACAATAATAAAAAGTATATGTAATGCAGAAAAAGTGTAGCATAGGGGGCACAAATAATAAGGTATGCCACCCAGCACGACCTGCTACGATATATATATGTTAATAGGTAGTTCTACACACACATGATAAGCAAAGCAAAACAAGAGCACATCATAGCATCCATTACAGACGGACACAGCCTAGTAAAGGCTTGTGCAGATGCAAAGGTTAGTCGTGCTACGTTATATCGCTATATGAGCAAAGATACGGAACTAGACAGCAATGTAAAAACTGCACAGAGACAGGCTGCTGAGAAAGCACTTGAGGAGCTAGAAGATATGTATGGAGATGCGTTGCATGGGCGAAAGAACTATGACCCTAATTTATTGAGAGACTATGGGCATCATGTGAGATGGAAGGTGCAGAAGGTATTACCAGACAGGTTTGGTGAAGCTAAGAATAGAACAGGCGTTGAGATTAGTGATGGTTCATTAAAGATAGTTTGGGAGACTGGTACAGAGGATGCAAGTTAAGATACCCTATAAGCCTAGAGACTTACAGGCTGAGATGCACAATAAGTTGAAAAGATGGAATGTGCTAGTTATGCACAGACGATTTGGTAAGACTGTGTTTGCTGTCAATCATATGATAAAACACGTTTTGACTTGTCCTTTACCAAGACCAAGAGTTGCTTTGGTGGCTCCTACGTTTACGCAAGCTAAGAGGATTAGTTGGGATTATGTAAAGTATTATGCTGGTGTTATACCAGGAGTTACGTTTAACGAGACTGAGCTAAGGGCAGACTTTCCTAATAATGGTAGGATAATGTTATTGTCAGGTGAGAATCCAGATGCGTTGAGAGGTATATACTTAGATTTGTGTGTGTTTGATGAGTATGGGATGCAGAATCCTAGGGTATGGGGGGAGGTTGTAAGACCAGCCCTATCCGATAGAGAGGGTAGTGCAATCTTTTTAGGTACACCAGCAGGTCATAATCATTTTTTTGATATATTGCAACAGGCACGAGAGCAGGATGAAGAAGGTTCTGACCAATGGTACTGGAAGATTGCCAAGGCTAGTGAGACTAAACTTGTGAAAGATGCAGAGTTGGAAGCTGCACAGTTGCAAATGACACCAGAGCAGTATGAGCAGGAGTATGAGTGTTCGTTTACGGCTGCGATTATTGGTGCGTATTATGGTAAGTTGCTTGCTGACTTAGATGATAATGGAAAGATTACGAGAGTACCATACGATCCTGCACTGCCAGTACATACGGCTTGGGATTTAGGTATTAATGATAGTACGGCTATTTGGTTTGCACAGGTTTATAGAGGGGGTGCTGTTAATGTTATTGACTATTATGAGAATAGTGGCGTTGGCTTGGACCATTACGCTGAAGTATTGCGAAAGAAAGATTATCACTGGGGAGATCATCTTGCTCCACATGATATTGAGGTTCGAGAACTGGGTAGTGGGAAATCGAGATTAGAGACTGCGTTTAGTTTGGGTATACGTTTTAGGGTTATACCGAAGATGAAAGTTGCTGATGGTATCAATGCTGCGAGGATGATGATACCTAAATGTTACTTTGATAGGGATAAATGTGCTGAGGGTCTTGAGATGTTAAGGCAATATAGACAGGAGTGGGATGAAAGAAAGAAGATA